AACCTTCGATGACCTTCTCAAATAGGATGCCATCATAATACATAGCGGAAGTAGGAATGTACTCCGCTATGTATCGTTCATTTTTCTGTGTGTCCATAAACGGATACATTCTGTTTTCCATTTCCTACCTCCTAAAATTGCATATTTAAGTTAATACCATTACCTTGAGCTTGGCTAATGTCATCAACAATTTTAGAAAACTCACTATCTCCAATTCGAACATTGAAAACAGCTGGCTTGTTATTGGTTCCATAGCTGACTTCATGTTGCACCTGTGTTTGAATTTGGCTATTAACTGCCGAAATTCGGTTTCCAATGTCCATGTTCGATGCCTTGTCAGCTAGTGTAGAGGATGCTTTATCCACATATTTTGAACCGTCCAGCATACCTTCTGCTAAACCTTGCGAAGTGAACATACCTAATTCAGCCATCACACGTGAAGGAGAATGGATATTCAATACATCTTTGATTTTTCCAGTAATAGATCCAGCAACATCTTTAACTGCATTTACTACATCATCAATCTTGCTTCTGATTCCATTCACTAATCCATCAATGATATCTTTTCCGATTTGCAGTAGGTCAATTTGTCTGATGGTGTCAAAGGTTTCTTTTACTCTATCTACGGCATTTGAAACACCGGTTTTCATGTCTTCCCACACTTGCGCTGCACCGTCTACAATGCTCTTCGCTGTATTAATGACAGCATTCTTAGTATTTTCCCAAGCAGTCGTGACACCGTCTTTGATCGCATTCCACATGTTGATTGTGTTTGTCTTAATAGACTCCCACAGATCAATAAAGAATTGCTTCACGCTATTCCAAGTGTCGATCGCCCCTTGTTTCATGCTTTCCCATGTCTCTGATAACCATGTTTTCACACTATTCCAAGCGTCAATTGTGCCTTGTTTGACATTGGTCCATGTTTCAACAAAGAAAGCTACAATACTGTTGAATGTATCGATCGCAATCGTTTGAATCGTTGTCCATATATAGGCTAGTGCTGCTTTAATACCATTCCAGATATTTAAGAACGCCATCTGAGTATTAGTTAAGAAGCTATCAAAAATCGCTTGAATGGAAGCCCAGATGTTCGCCGCTGCAGTTTGAATGTTGTTCCATACGCCTATCATATTATTCTTAGCTTCTTCCCAGCCGCCTGAGATTAAAGAAGTCACGAATAGCACTGGAGCTAGAATAACGTTTTTCATAATTTCAAATATCTGACCAGCAATATTCACTAAATTTGTCCAGAGTGTTTTAAGGAAAAAGCTCATATGGATAAACGCATTTCGAACACCGTACACAAGCGTTCCGAAACGGCTCATGATTCCATCTGCAATACCTTTAACGATAGAAGTAACTGTTGATTTAATCCCGTTCCATAAGTCTGAGAACCATTGTGTGATTCCATCCCAAACTGAAACGATATTATCTACACCATCACTAAATGCTTGCTTTGTTCCTTGCCACATATCGCTTGCCGAATCTTTGATACCTTGCCAGAGGTCTGCAAACCATTGCTTGGTATTCTGCCATCCCTTTTTGACGCTATCAACCGCTTGTTTACTGCCTTCTACTAAACCGTCCCATGCATTCGAAAAGAATTCTGTCATTCCATTCCAAGCAGAGACGATCCAATCAACAGCAGCGCCAACAACGTTCTGAATTCCTTCCCAAAGACCAATCCAAAAATTTCTAAAGCCTTCGCTTGTATTCCAAAGATAGATGAATCCTGCAACAAGAGCGATAACCGCTGCAATAACGAGTCCGATTGGATTTAATTTCATCAGCACGTTCATCATTTTTTGAGCGCCATTGTATAGCTCAACTGCTTTTCTAGCAGTACCCATGACACCTTGGTAGATACCTATATATCCTACTACTGCCATGATTAGCGGTAAGAAAGGTTTAATCGTGTCCCACAGAGTTGTCAAAAAGCTAATTGCCGGTGGAATGCTGTCAGTGATAGCTTTGAAAGCTACGTTGACCGCTCCTTTGATCTTGTCAAAGTTTTCTGCAATCGATCCAAGCCCAGCGTCTTGCATTCCTTCATCAATCGCTGTGATAACATTCGCCAAACCTTTTACAACTGCTGTCTTGATGTTTGCAAAAGAAGTCCTGATACCAGCCGAGTTCTTTTGAGCTAATTCAGCAAAGCCGCCGACACCTTCATTCAGTTCGATTAAACGACTGTTAAAATCATCAAATGTAATATCGCCTTTCTTCAAGGCAGCATATAAGTCATTCGCTGAGTTAACGCCTTGATCACTAAAGGACTTCGACACCTTATCCATTGCAATTGGCATTGTTTCAAGCAAAGAACGCCAAGACTGAAGATCGACTTCTCCTTTTGACAACATTTGCTGGTATTGTTGCGCCCCACGACTTGCATCAGCTGCAGAAGCACCACTGGCCAAGAAAGCATTGTTTAAGGCTACTGCTGTGTCTGTCCCTTTTTGCAAATCACCTGTTGAAATAGCTAGCTGTTGAGCGCTAGATACAATTTCATCTAAACTTGTTGGCAATCCGTCTATTCCGTCTGTCAGTTTGTTCATGGATTTGTCAACATCATCAGTAGAATAGCCCAACGCTTGCATAACGACTGGGTATTTGTTCAATGTGTCGAAACGATCGATAGCACCGCCTAATGAACTAGTAACTAATCCGATAGCATTATCAATCAATTTAAAAACCCCGATACCTTTGGCGATATCGAGGATAGAAGTATTCGTTTTTTGAGTGCTGCTATCTAAGTTGTTCATCGAACTATCAGCATTCTTCATGGTAGAAGAAAAATTCTTGTCGACAGCCGAAAGGATCGCTTCAACGCTATATGATTCCATAGTTTTCCTCCATTCTTCAGGAGTTTACAAATCTCGGTACTTTTTCATCCTTGCCCAAGATTTTGTTTTCAAGTTTTTCCTTGTTAAAGAATTTTTCGAAGGTGTCAAATAAAGGAACCTCGTATTTACCACGTTTTTTAGTAGCTTTAACTTGATTATTCGCCCATGCTTGGTAATGAATAAGCTCTTGTTCGTCTAACCTTTTGAGACGATAAGCAACAAGCCTTGTTTCGTATTCCGTCATTGTCATTCGATCAATGTCTAAAAAGTCAGTAATCCCGAGATAACGCAGACAGTTTATCTGGACAGTGGCATAAAAATCTTCTTCTACTTGCTTTCCTTGATTCTGTTTTCGACTGTTAGTGTTTTTTTCTTTGTAAATTCCGACTTTTTTAATTCTTCTAGTACCAAATCAAAGAGTTTATCCGAGCCGATTTCACCAACTAGTGCAATCAAATCTTTTTCTGCTACTCGTGGTGACTCTGTTGCATTTGCTACTTTTAACATTTCAATCAAAGTCTCGATATCTTCGTTAAAGAAATTCACTAGCGTTGAATCTAGTCCAAGCTTCATTGTCATCCCTTGTTCTACAACGGAATATCTGCGGTTCATTTCACGGATAAACCCAAATCCAAAAATAAAGCTATACTCTTTGTCGTTAATCGTTAGTTCCATTTATTCATCCTCCTAAAAATAAAAGCACTCAATTAAGAGTGCTTAGCCTTCTGGTGTTTGTTTTGTTGTGTCTACAAATGCATACTGAACTTCATTTTGTTGTTCGGCCGTTAAGGTTGCATAACCATCTTGATGAATCATTTGTACGGCGTATTCCAATGAAACTTCAACATTATCTTCGGCAGAAGCCGTTTCTTCGTAGTTTGAGATATACACTTGCATATATTTAGCTGCAAATTTACCTGTATCGCCTTCTTGTGGTTCGAGTTTGTCAATGATCCATGTTTCCACCAATTTGTTGTTCATAAATGCATCGTAAAGCATTTTTAGTGTTTTGCTGCCACGTTCATATAAAGCAGTAGAGCTGAAATCATACTCAATTGCCCCTACAGTTTGTGCAGTGCCATCTTTAGTTTCGGTAGCATCTGTACTGCGTGACATACCGAATGTATGCTCGGTTTGATAAGTAACAGTTTTGGCATCTTCTTCAGCTTGTTTTTCCAAATCCCGATAGACCAAAATGACGTCAATACCTTTTTTTAGTGCCATTTAAATTCCTCCTATTAATCTAAAATTCAATTCAATAATCGCTCGTTTAAGCGGTGTGTTTGTGCTTGTATCTGTTACTGTCTGTATGTCGCTCACATTGGTGTCTAGCGTCCATGAATATCCGTCAGATGTATTTACTTGCATCGCTTGCTCAAACAAAGCAGAAGCCATCTCAGACACTTGTTTTCGCTTTGTGTGCAAACCCCATACAGAAATGACAATCACGACATTTCCCAAGATATGAGACTTGTTGGTGGAGTGAAGTGTTTGAGTGTCTTCAAATTCAACAAAAGGATAGCTAGTAGCACTTGCTGGTTTGTAGTCATAGGTTTGATACCCCAATGCAATCGATCGCTTAAACATTTCATCAAAAATTGATTGTTCTCTAGTCTTCATCTATTCCACCAACTTATCCATATCAGATTTAAACTGCGCCTTCTGCTTATTGAAAGCTGGTCGCATAAATGGTTGAGCTGATTGGAACCTTGTTCCGTACTCCAAATAAGGAGCGTAATCGGCAGTAGGTTTCACCTTTCCTGTTAAACCGCCATCGCTCAAATCCATAGTTATTGAACGTCTCAAGTTACCAGTATCGACTGGCGCTTTACGTTGTGCGCCTTGTGTCAATTCGGCTGTATTCTGTTTGACGATCTGCTTCACATCTTTCATATTTGCATTAGACTTGAGTTTCATCGTCAATTCGCTAACACCTTTGAGAGAAACGTTCCTTCTAGCCACCAGAAGCCACCTCCTGGATGATAATGCTATTTCTTAATGCCGGAGTTCTCGTGGTGACATCTTTATACGTTTTTCCTTCGTACAAAATGCGATCATACTCTGGAACAACAAAAAGAGGCATGGTTCTGATAACCTTTGCCCCTTGTCGTATATCTCCAAAAATAGCCATACTCCTATCTGTTCCAACATCCGTTACGTTAACGTTCGCTGTCGTCCGAATAGGTGCCGATTCTACCCACTCACCCAAGTCTGGATCGTAATGGCTACCTAATCCATCTTTCTCGAAAGTAACTTCATCCAAAAATCTCATACGAAGTAAAAACCCCCTTGCTTGGGCTTGTATAAGTCTTCATCGTCTTTTCGTTTAAAGGAATCAATCTCCGATCCATATTCGGAAAAATCCGAATCAGGGAATGCCATAGATAGTCCTTCTTGAGAATATGAGGACATCCCTTCCTGTCCAACTCGGTTGAAACGTTTGTTGGTTACATCGAAAACAATGTACTCTAATGAATCTGGTATAACAGAAACGCCTAGCAATGACGCTAAGCGCTCTCTAGTTCGTTTCTCGATAACTTCTAGCTTATCATCTGTAGAACCGCTTAGAAGCTTCTTAACGTCATCTTTAATTGCCATTCGTATCTATCCTTCCTACGGTTCAGTCAGAGTCAAAACGTGAGTATCCGTATGTGAACCATCTTCCGTTTTGATTGTTGTCGTGTATTCACCAGCAGGCACAGTTTCAGTCCAGGTAATATTACCGCTAGAAGAAACCGCCAAACCAGTTGTTGCTGG